CAGCTGCTCGACAGCCTGCTAGGCACGGCCCAGCCAGCCGCGCAGGGGAGCATGTTCTAATGACACTTCCCCCCGTCCCCAAGCGCACCAGCTACGCCGACATCGGCGCGGACGATCTGACGTTCGCCCTGTTCTACGACCGCATCGCCCCGAGCGACGCGCTCAGCGACACCACGGAGCCCCCTATGCCTGCTACCAAAGCCTCTCGCCGCCACTCCGCCGCCGACGAGGCCGCGCTGAAGGCGTGCCGCACGCACCTGGTGAGCGCGAACAAGGCCCTCGACGATGCGGGTGCGCCCGACGCCGACGGCGACGGCATCCCCGACAGCCAGGAGGCCGCAGTGAAGGCGGTGCCCGGCATCGCCCCCGACGCCCACGGCGGCGCCATGGCATGCTTCGTCACGTCACAGGAGACCCAGGCCCTGCTGCGCGGGCTGCTGCCGGCGGAGCTACGGGCCGACAGCGAGGCGGATCATCTCACGATCGCCTACCTCACAGAAGACGCCGAGTCCTGCGCCGACTGCAAGGGCGCGCTGCTGCGCGGGCTCGTGGCCGTGGCCGAGAGCGGCGGGCCGATTGTGGGCACGCTGGGCGGCCTGGCCCGCTTCCCGGCCAGCGAGACCAGCGACGGCATGGATGTGCTCGTGGCTCTCTTCGACGCCCCCGGCCTCGACGACCTGCGCGTCGCCGTGATGGACGCCGCGTGCTGCGCTGAGCTTGATCCGCCGATGGAGCACGGCTTTATCCCCCACATCACCCTGGCATACATCGACCCCGCCGAGCCCACGCCCGCGATCACGATGGGGCGGGATCCGCTGACCTTCGACGCGATCAGCCTGGTGTGGGCTGGGGAGCGCATCGACATCCCGCTGTCGGGCGAGGGCGACGACTACGAGGCCGAGGATGACGGCGAGGGCGATGGCGACATGGGCGGCATGGCGATGGGCGGCATGGCGCAGGCCCCAACCGCCGAGATCAAGATGCTGGCCGACGGGCGCCTGCTCATCCCCGGCATCCGCTACGGCGGGCGCGATCTCGTGGGGGATACCTTCACGAAGTCCACCGACCTGGGGATGGCGCGCAGCTTCGTGGGCATGCCGGTCTACTACGACCACGCCCAGCGCGGCATCAAATCGCAGATCGGCCATGTGGCGGCCTACCAGCCAACCGACGATGGGATCGACTTCTACGTCGAGCTGGATCGCAGCCACAAGTACAAGGCCACGATCGAGCGCCTGTATTCCGAGAAGGCGCTGGGCGGCACAACGGGCGCCCTCCCCCACCTGGTGGTGCGAGAGGGCGGCGAATTGAAGCGGTGGATCCTCGGCGAGCTGAGCGTATCCCCTACGCCGGCTGAGCCTCGAAATATCCCCGGCACGCAGGCGCCGACGAAGGCCGCCCCGGAGGCGTCGCAAGGCGCGGCGGGCGGCGAGCTGGCGCGAGTGCTGGCAGCGACAACCAACGGCTTTCTCGCGTATCGGCTCCGCAGCCGCTACGGCAAGTGAGGACACACCATGCCCGCAGAACTCTCCGACATCCAGTCCCTCATGGAGGCCCAGCAGACGGCCTTCCTCAAGGTCCTCGACGACCGCGACGCCGCGATCAACGCGCGCCTCAAGGCATTCGAGGATGCGCCCGCGCTCAAGAGCAGCGGCTTCATCACCCAGGACGGCGGGGCGAACGACCCCGAGATTAAAAACTTCGCCGACTTCCTCAAGGCGGTGCAGCGGCGCGACCATAAGCGCCTGAGCGCCGTCTACAAGACCGGCTGGCAGGAGTACGGCGGCGAGGCGGTCAAGGCCCTCAGCGAGGGCAGCGGCCCCGCCGGCGGCTTCGCGGTTCCTGTGACCTACGAGACCGAGATCTCGAAGATCGAGGCGACGATCGCCTTCTTCGAGCCGCTAGCCTTCCAAGTCACCATGGCCAGCGACACGCACAAGTTCACCATGCTCAAGCAGACCGGCAACCCCAGCAGCAGCGGCGTGGGCGCGTCGGGCTACTTCGGCGGCATGTACTTCACCATGACCGCCGAGGGCGGCACGATCACCGACCGCACGCCGGAGTTTGAGCAGGGCACCCTCCAGGCCCGCAAGCTCACCGGGCTGAGCGTGGCTAGCAGCGAGATCCGCGAGGATGCGCCGCAGATCGAGCGCGAGCTGATGACGATCTTCGCCGAGGGCCTGGCTACCGCCAAGCAGTACCTCTTCCTGCACCACAACGGCGTCGGCGGCCCGCTGGGCGCGCTGAGCGCGGCGAACCCGGCGCGGCTCCTGGTGACGCGCAAGGCGACCGGCAACGCCATCGAGATCGCCGACGCGGCCGGGCTGATCGCCAGGATGATCCCCTCGCTCGCGGGCGGGTCGATCTTCATCACCCACCCGTTCGCCATCGAGGATCTGATGCAGCTCAGCCTGGTGACCAACGGCGACCCCGCGTTCATCCCGGCCAGCGGGCAGGCGCCCGGGTCGCCGCTGCTGGGCACGCTCATCGGCAAGCCCGTGTACAGCGATGAGTTCGCGGCACTGCCCGGCAGCCCGGGCGACCTCTCGCTCGTGTCCCCCCGCGCCTACGCCGTGGGCACCCGCTCGGGCACGCTCATCCAGGGCTCGGAGCATGTGCGCTTCGACAGCGACCAGTACACGTGGCGCGTCACGACCCGGCTCGATGGCCAGCCGCGCATCGACGGCACCTTCAAGCTGGCCGACGGGAGCAACTCGGAGACCTCCGCCTTCTGCGTCCTGAACTAGGCGCGCCGCGCGTTATCCGGGGCGGCCCGCGCGCCCCGTGGAGGATAGAAACCATGCACGATAGATTCCGCGACCGCGTGGCGATCATCGGCCGCGTCTCGCCCAACGCGCTCGGGACGGGGACGGTGGCCAGCGATGTATTCGACTTCTCAAAGTGGCGGCGCGTGGTTGCCGTGCTGGCCACGGGCGACGTGGGCAACAACGGCACGGTGCAGGTCGCGGCCTACGCCGTGGCCGCCAACGCGGCCAGCGGGGGCACGGCGATCAGCGGCAAGACCTTCACTGCATCCACCTTCACCGGCTCAGGCAGCGGCACGGCGGGCGGCAGCTACCACGAGGGCGTGCTCGAGGTCACAGACATCGAGGCCAAGGCCGCGCTGAACACGGCGCGCTACGGCTACTTCACCCTCACCGTGGCCACGGCCACGAGCGACGCCACGCTGATCATCCTAGGCGTCGACGCACGCTACGAGCCTGCGAGCGGCAGCGACCTGGGCAGCGTGGCCGAGATTATTAGCTAGGCAGCCATGATCGACTATCGGATCAGCCGAAGAGCGAAGGTGGGGCGCGGATGCGTCTTCGCCCCCTTCGCGATCATCGCCGACGGCGTCGAGCTGTGCGACGGCGTGACCGTCGAGTCCGGCGCCGTCGTCGGGCGCGTGAGCGTGCGTGGCCTCACCGCGCGAGACCCCGGCCCGCCGCAGCTGACCCTCGTGGGCGCCGGGACACACATCGGCTGTCACGCCGTGATCTACGCGGGCGCGCTCATTGGCGAGCGCTGCCTCATCGGCGACGGCGCAAGCATCCGCGAGGGCTGCGTGCTCGGAGCGGACGTGCGGCTGGCCACCGGGGTCAGCGTCAACTACGAGACCCTGATCGGCGCGGGAACCGTCGTGATGCAGGGCACGCACCTCACCGGGCGGATGAAGATCGGGCGGGGCTGCTTCATCGGCCCGCTGGTGGCTACGATGAACCACCAGGAGCCGAGAAACGGCTTCGTATCCGATGAGGTGCGCGGCCCGACCATCGGGGACGGCGTGCTCATCGGCGGCGGAGCGTGCATCCTCCCCGGCGTGACCATCGGCGATGGGGCAGTGATCGGCGCCGGCGCGATCGTCACCAGGGATGTCCCGGCGGGCGCGACCGTGCTGGGCCAGGCCGCCCAGCTGCGCGACGATACGGCCACGAAGCCGGGGAGGAAGGTGCGGCCATGACACGCCTGATCATCCTCACGATGGCGCTGCGCCCCGCTGGCGTGCTGCGGGCGGCCGAGAGCGTCGCCGCCGCAGTGGCCACATCGCCGTGGCCACTGGAGCACCGCATCGTGTGGCACCAGGGCGAGCCCGACCCCACGCGCGTGCGGGTGGCCGAGCGCGTCACACAGGCGCTGGCCGAGCTACCGCCCGACTCGTGGGTGTTCGCCGTGGACGATGACAACCTGTTGCACCCCGATCTGCCCCGGCGCCTAGCCGAGCAGCTCGGACGCACGCCCGACGCCCTGGCCGTCGTCTTCGGCCAGATGCACGAGTCGGTGCCCGCGTGCCTCCGTCCAACGCTGCCGCCCACGCCGGGGAAGATCGACGGCGGGCAGGTAGCGATCCGCGCCGACTATGCCGCGCTCATCCCCTGGAAGCCCGGACCAATGGGCGACGGCGCGTATCTAGCAGCGCTCTACGCTCGTGCGCCGGATCACTGGGCCGTCTGCTACCAATTTGATGAGCCGCTGAGCTACCACAACGCGCAGGTGTGGCTATGACGCCGCGAATCCTCATCGTAACGCCGCTGCTGCGCAGCTATGGCCGTGCGATCACCGCCGCGCATCGGCTCGTGCGGCGGGCGCCGTGCCCGGTGGAGTGGATGCTGCTGAGCGAGCAGCCCCACGCGGGCTACGACTACCGCAACGTGCTGCACGCGAACAACCGTGCGCGCACGGCGATGCTGGCGGGCGACTACAGCCACCTCCTGATGCTGGAGGATGACATGGTGCCGCCCCCGGAAGCGCTGGGCCTGCTGCTCGGCTGCGAGGCGCCCGTGGCCTACGGGCTGTACTGCTGGCGTCGGGGCGGGCGGCATCTCTGGAGCGCCTACCGGGCGGGCCAGAGCCTTTCACAGGCCGACCCCGTCGGCGCTGCGGTGGCGTTCGCCGCGGGCGCCGTGCGCGAGACGCACGGCGTGGGCTTCGGCGTCGCGCTCATCCGGCGCGACGTGCTAGAGGCGGTGCCCTTCCGCCTGCCGGATGACTACGACCGGGGCGGGGCCTGTACCGATTGGATGTTCTCCCTTGACTGCGCCGAGCGCGGCGTCGCTCAGATTAGCCACTTCGGCGTGGTCTGTGGCCACATCGCCATGGAGCCGTCGGCGCGGGTGATCTGGCCAGCGCTGGACAGCGACGGACGGCCAGCGCATCGCTACGAATACTTTGAGGTGCCGGCATGAGCGAGCAAAAATCACAGCAGATACCGAGCGTAGGCCGGGTGGTGCATTACGTGGCATATGGCACGCCCGGCGGCGAGTTTGAGGCGGGCGCACATCGAGCGGCAATCATCACCGAGGTGTTTTTTGAGACGGTCGGAGGTGTCGATCCGACCGTAGCGAGCCTGTGTGTGCTCAATCCTACTGGCATGTTCTTCAAAGAGCGGCTCGTCTTCGATCCGACCGGCACAATCCCTGGTACCTGGCACTGGCCCGAATACGTCCCCGAAAAGTAGGCACTCCTATGCCCTACCCCACACTCGCAGACTACAAGGCATGGGCCGGGATCACCGAGACCGCCGACGATGTGATCCTCGCCGGCATCATCGCCCGGGCGCAGGCGATCATCGAGGGGCCGCAGCCGCTGGGCACCGGGCGCTGCTTCTACGCGCCCACCGACACGACGCGGGCCGTGGACTACCCCCACGAGCCGCGCCTGCTGCCGCTCTGGGACGTGGGCGAACTGGCCAGCATCACGACGATCACCAACGGCGATGGGTCGGTCGTCGCGCCCGCAGACTACGTAACCCGCCCCCGGCGCGGCGGGCCGTTCTACGCGATCGAGCTAAAGCAGGGCGCCAGCGTCGCATGGACGTTCGATAGCAGCCCCGAGGAAGCGATCTCCATCACCGGGCGCTGGGCCTACTCGGCTGATGTGCCCGCCGACATCTTCCAAGCCCACCTGCGTCTGGTGGACTTCCTCTACCGCTCGAAGGGCGGATCGGGCGACACGGCGATCAAGACTTCTGACGGGATCATTCTGCCTTCGAAGCTTCCCGACGATATCGAGCGCATCCTGGCGGGCTACCGCGATGCGCTGGGAGGGGAGGGCTAGGTGGGAATTACCACCACGATCGCCGCGCTCCAGGCGCTGCACAAGACCGTCTCGGGCGTCACAAACGCCGATGTGGATCGGCCAGTGGCGGTCGCGCCCGCCTCACTGCCGCGCATCATTGTGCGGCCCGGCGCGCTCACGATGACCAGCGACGGGCGCAGCAGCACCGAGAAGCGCCGCAGCTACGAGGGGATCGCCCTGGTGCTGCTGCCGAACCAGGGTCGGGGTGTCTCCGAGGGCCTCACGAAGTCGCACACGCTCATGGACACGTTCGCCGCCTTCTATGCGGCACAGATCGAGGGTAGCGCCGCGCTGTCCACCGGCGGGATCGTCGTGGGCTACCGCGACGGCGGCGAGCCGCAGGGCCTGCTCCAGTATGGAGCCGATGAGTTCGAGGGCTTCACCTTCACCGTCGAAGTCTGGGAGGGCTAAGCCGTGCGCATCCTGATCGCTACCCCCGTGTTTCAGCTGTACTCTTCGACCGTGGCCGCCGCGCTCTGCCAGGACTGGGACGGCGGCACGCGCGACTATGTGCTGGCCCAGGATGACGATCTGAGCCTGAGCCACTACGCCCGGATCACGGCGAAGTTCAACCGCATGCGGGCGATGGCGCTCTCCGGCGGCTATGACGCGCTCCTGGTGGTGGAGGCCGACATGCTGCCGCCCCCGCACGCGCTGCGCTGCCTGCTCGACACGGGCGCCGATGTGGCCTACGGGCTGTACTGCTTCCGGCACACCGAGCAGGCCGGACTGTGGAACGTCTACGCCTCACTGAGCGACGATGGCAGCGGCGCGGCGCTGTGCAGCGACCCGGCGCAGGCCCGGGACCTCTGGGGGTCGGTGGTGCGCTGCGCCGGCGTGGGCATGGGATGCACGCTGATCCGGCGGCATGTGCTGTCGGCGCTGCCGTTCCGCGATAACGGCGCGCTGCACTGCGACTGGTGGCTGGGGATGGATGCGGCGGCGGCGGGCTACAGCCAGGTGGCGCACCTGGCCGTGGCCTGCGGGCATATCCAAGATCGGGATCGGGCGATCTGGCCCGACCCCACGAGCGACACACTCGGCCGGGTAGACCGGCTGTAGGGAGATCTCACCATGGCATCGACCAAGGCCCACGGAAAAACGACCGCTGTCTTCTGGAAGAAAACCGGCGAGTCGACCTACGCCAATATATCCGGGTCGTCTCGCCAGTTCGGCTTTGAGGAGAGCGCGCAGGAGCAGGATGTCTCAACTAGAGACGACCTGAATGAGAACGCGACCCAGTACCTCGTCGGCGTGCCCGGACGCACCGCCACGCTGGCGGGCCTCGACACCACGCCGGCGGCGTCGAGGGTGTGGCGCACCATCAAGAACGGCGAGACCGGCTCGCTATTATGGTACCCGCTGGGCACCGGCTCGACGAGGCCCTATGAGTTCGCCGAGGGCGTGGTCACAAAGGACACCTACGGCAGCCCCCACGACAACGCCGCAACCTGGGACCTGGCCTGGCGTCTGAACACCGCGATCAGCGAGGCAGTGAGCGCATAACCATGGCATCAGCAACCCCATTCGGCGCGATCTACGAGGACATCCCGCTCGACCCCGCGCTGGGCTACCCGGCGGGTGTGAGCGTGCGCATCCGTGTCAACCCCACCACCGCGCAGTGGAACGCGTGGATGGACGGCGCGGACACGGCGGCAGAGACCGCCGCCGAGACCCCCGAGGCGCAGGCTGCGGCGAAGGCGGCGCGCGATGCCCGGCTGATCAGCGCGCTCGCGGCGCTCTATGGCAGCGCGTCGCTGCCGGGCTTCGACTTCTCCAGCGAGAAGGCGGCGGCGGCCACGTGGGCGCGCGATGACATCCCCGACGAGCTGTGGTCGTTCCTGCTGCGTCTGCCGTGGTCGATCGTCGCCGCCCGGCGCGAGGCGATCCAAAAAAACGTGCTGAGGTCGTCGCCAACCCAGATCTCTACCGAGACCTAGACGACGGCGACCCGTACAAAGCGACGGTGGCGCCCATCCTCGATATCCTGGATGCGGCGCTGTGGACAAAGACGGTCAACGATGCCCTCGGCTGCGCGATGACGCCCGCGCAGGTGGCTGAGCTACCCGAGGAGGCGCTCTGGGTGCTCGGGGCGATACTGGAGCAACGATCGCATGGCTGAGCGCATCGACATCATTGTGGCCGCTGCCGGCGGGGCCGCCCCCATCGCGCGGGGCGGCGGGCAGACGCCGACGGGCGGCGGCGGCGACGCTGCGGGCATCGCCCGAACCGGCGCGGCGGCGAAGACCGCCGCAGGCGGCATCGAGGGCATGGCGCAGTCGGTGCAGGGCCTGCAGGCCGCCTTCCAGGGACTCGCCGTCGTCGGCATCGCCCAGCAGCTGATCGGCTGGGGCACCGGCGCGGCGCAGGCCTCCATGCAGCTCGACAAGGTTGAGGGGACGGCGCGGATGCTGTCCGGCACGACCAAGAGCTATAACGAGCTACTGGCGCTGGCCAAGACGAATCAGGGGCTCTTCGGCGGTTCTCTGGCCGACAACATCCAGGGCCTCACCGGCTTCGCCAATATGGCGAAGAAGAGCGGCGTAAGCCTCTCTGAGTTCAACGACCTGGCCCAGCGGCTCAACCTCCTCGACCCGGCGCAGGGCATGGAGGGCGCCGCCGTCGCGCTCAAAGAGGCGATGTCAGGGTCGTCACAGAGCCTCGTCGAGCGCTACGAGCTGCCGCGCGCCGCCCTGGCCAAGCTCAGCGACGCGAACATGAGCGCGGCTGACCGCGTGAAATACCTCAGCGCGATGATCGCCGACCAGGGCGTCGCGGCCGGCGCCGGCGCGTCGGGCGTCACAGAGACGGCGAAGGCGTACAACGAGCTAGGGGCACAGCTCGACACCGTAAAGACGAAGGTCGGCGGGTGGCTCGCCGATTTCTTCGCTGTCACCGCGCGCGGCGGGACGTTCGTGATCAATGTAGTCAAGGACGGGAGCGGCGGCGGCACCGAAACTGATACGAGCGCCACCTATGTCCAGCCGGGGATGGGCTACGAGGACTATCAGAAAAATGTCGTGGCGGGGCGACAGGCGACGAATGAGAAGGCCGGCCTCATTGGGAATCCTGTCCAGATCGGACTGCTCGGCAAGGCGCAGTTCGAGTACGCCCAGAGCCTGATCGCGACGGGCACTGCGGCCAATGATGCGTACAGCAAATCCGTTGCGCTGAGCGATGCGTTTGACGCCGCATCAGTCACCGCCTATCAGCTCGGAGACACGACGGGCGCCACTGAGCAGCGCATGATCGCCCTCGCTCAGTCGAGCGACCAGGGACACGCCGGGGTCGTGGCACTCGCGAGCGCGCTGAGCAACGGCAGGATTGGCGCCGATCAGTTCGCGCTCGGCCTGGCGGGCCTGGAGACATCCCAGCGCGCTATCACCGATGCCGCGAACGCCTCGGCCAGCGCATCGGCGTTCGCGGCGCAGCGCGCGGGTGAGCGCGGCGACGCCGAGGCTGCGGCGGCCCGCACCGCAGCCTCGGCCAGCGCCAGCGACGCGCTGGCGAAGGCCACAAGCGCCGCCCAGACTGACATCCTCAAGATCAAAAATGACCAGCTGAACGCGGCCATCGCCCAGGCGGCGGGGAGCGGCGCGACGGCGCAGGAGGCGGCGGTGCGGCTGGCGGGCGTCTACAGCGGCGTATCGGTGCCCACCCTCATAACGCTGATCAATCTCCTGCGCGAAAAGGCCGCGCTCGAAGGCGTGGCGGTCGCAGGCCCGCCGCCGCGCACGGGCGACGCACAGGATCGCGAGGATGCGGCGAAGGCGTCGAACTACCAGTACCAGCTCCAGCAGCAGATCACCGAGGCCACGGGCAGCACCGCCCAGAAGCTGGCGCTCGTCAATGAGCAGATGCGGCACGCCGCTCCGCTCAGCGAGGCCATGCGGGCGCTGGAGGTCAAGCGCGCCAGCCTGCTCAAGCAGCAGTCTGACGAGCGGATCGGCGCGGCCAAGACCGCAGCGAGCCAGGCCAGCGCCGCCCAGAGCCAGGCGCAGTCAGCCGCGAAGGCCGCGGCCAGCGCAGCCGAGGCCGAGATGACCGCGCGGCGCGACGCCCAGCGCCGCATCGAGGATCAGACCCAGGCGCACTACGATAAGCTGCGCTCGATGCAGGAGGACTACGCACTCAGCAGCAGCCGACGCACCGAGGACTACGAGCGCGAGCGCCAGCGCCTCCTGGCCGAGGGCAAGATCAAAGAGGCGCAGTTGCTCGGCGAGAAGTTCGCGATCGACAGCAAGCGCGCCGCCGAGGATAACGCCCGGGCGCGGGCCAGGGAGGATGAGCAGGCGGGGAAGCAGATCGCCGAGACGGCGCAGCAGGCCGGCATCAAGGCCGGCGACCGCGAGCGGAAGCGCGACATCAGTGGCGTCGCGCTGCCCGGCGGCGCTGCCCCCAGCGCACCGAGCGCCGCCCCGCTGCCCCCAGGCGCGGCAGGGGGAGGCGCAGCGGCGCCGACGGCGGGAGCGGCGGGCGTGCGGGCTGCTATCCAGTTCAACATCAGCATCGCGACAACGATGACCGCCCCGGACGGCGCTGTGCTGGCGCGGCAGGTGTGGCCAACGATCCAGCAGCTCGTGGATGAGGATCTCGCCGGGCAGATCGTCAACCTCACGCTGACCGCCGCGCCGGGCACGGGCCAGGGCGCAGGGGTCGGAGGGCCGACGCCATGACGCCAGGGTGGTCGTTTGCCGGCGCAGCGTTCGCCGTGGCCTCAGATGGGGCGATGATGCCCGAGTGGTTCACGGCGAAGGTTGAGACCACCGTGGATGTTGTGGCGGGTAGCGCATCCAAGGTCTACGTGGACATCGGCGGCGTCTCTCATGAGCCGCTGTCGCTCATGGCGCAGTTCACGGCGACGGCCGACCGCGACGCGCTGGAGGCGAAGCTGGGCACGACGGGCACGCTGAGCGACGATGACGGGCGCAGCTGCCAGGCGCTCCTCGTGGCCGCGTCGCCGGTGCGGGTGGTCAAGCGGGGCAGCGGATTCTACCGCCTGGCCGTGCAGTTCGTCTGGGTGGGCGCATCATGATAGCCGATAGCCGATATACCGATAGCCGATATTCCGCATCCTATCGCCGTGCCCGATGCCGTCCGTTCGGCTATCGGCTATCGGCTATCGGCTATCGGCTATGAGCAGCCTCGCTGACCGCATCGCCGCCACATCGCGCAAGCCCAGCGCAACCGTGCGACTCGACGGGGCGCGCTGGGCCGATGTGCTCTCGCTTTCTCGTGAGCAGAGTTACGGCCAGGGGGCTTCATCGGGGGAGGTCGTCGGGCGCGATCCGCCGGTGACGGTCGTCGAGGGCGAGACGCGGATCTCCTGGATGTGGGGATACGACGGCTACGAGGTCGCAGGGTTCAGCGGCGTCGTGACCAAGATCCTCCAGAAATCCTACCCGAACCAGTGGCGCCTGCAGGTCGCCGACCCGCTCTGGCTCGCCGGCATCCGGCGCTCCGACCTGGCCGCGTCGCCGCTGAACAACGTCGCCGCGTCTGCGGCGATCACGCAGTTTCTCAGCGCCGCCGGGCTAACCCGCCTGAGCATCCCGGCGCTGGCGGCATCGGGCAGCGCGTGGGGCGGCGCAGAGTGGAAGCTGGGCCAGCTGACCCCGGTCAGCTTTGCGAACACGACGCCGCTGGCCGCGTGCCAGGAGATCTGCGCCGTCCTCGGCTACTGGCTCTACGCCACCGCCGACGGCACGATCAAGGCGACGCTGCTGGAGCGCCGGCCCTCGGACTCGCCGTTCCGCACGCTCAGATGGGGACATGACTTCTTGATCGCCGGGGCGCCCGACAGGGAGCGCGACGCCAGCCAGGTCAAAAACCGGGTGGTGGTCAAGGGCGCGAATACGGGGGTGCAGGGCGCGCAGATCCGCGACATACGAACGACGGAGGGCACGGCAGGGGATCGCACGCTGGAATACAGCAGCAGCCTGATTGAGTTCGTCAACGAGTCTGAGGCGGGAAACGCCTCATGTGGTAGCGTGGCCGAGCGTCTGCGCCTACTCTGGAGCCGCCAGCCGAACATGATCCGCGTCGGGCGATTCAAGGCCGATCCGCGCCTATCCGTCGGCATGACCCTGGCCATTGAGTGCGCCAAGATCGGCTACGACTCCCCCAAGCCATTTTTTATCTACAGCCTGTCGACTCAGCTCGATCTGCAAAAAGGCGACTTTGCCCAGAGCCTCGTGCTCGACGGCGGCACGGGAAAAGGGGGGTATACCGAGCTGCCCCCGCCCGAGGCGTCGTTTTCCTGGCGCCTCGTGTCCGAGGGCCTCAACGGCACATCGGTGATCGAGGTCTTCTTGGATGGCACGGGGTCGCACAGCCTCGGTGACGGTGAGATCGTCGCCTGGGCCTGGGCGACGTCGACCGCCGTCCTGGCTGGCACGGCGAACACGGCAACCGGGGCCAAGGCGATGTTCGTCTACCCGGTGGCCACGGCGACGGCGTCGATCACCCTGACCGTCACCGACACGAGCTCGAAGACCGGCGCGATTACCCAAATCGTCACCCTGGCCGGCGATGCCACCACCACGCTGAATAAGCGCGTGATCAGCGTCGCGCTGGGCTCGGCGTGGGCGGCGACGAAAGACGGCGGCGCGACGTGGGGGAGCGAGGGGCGCACCGCATGCACGCTGGTGCCTGAGGTCGGCGGGGCCGCGCTGCTGGCCACGGACGGCGCCGCGCTGCGCACTACGAGCGATACGCTGGCCACCGCGTCTACGCTGGCGGCCGCGCTAGGCGGCACGATCACCGCGCTCGCGGTCACGCAGGTCCTCCCGCTGCGCGTCTGGGCCGCAGTGGGGCCGACGCTGAAGCGGAGCGTTGACGGCGGGGCGACGTTCGCGGCGTGGGCGACGCTGCCGGCCTCGATTGTCGGCGTCCTCGAGGATCCCGCCGTGCTTGAGTCAGTGTTCTGCTTGGCCGGGGCGAACGTCTACCACGGCACGGATGTGCTGTACGCCGGCCCGGCGGGGGCGACGGCGCGCCAGATGACACGCGGGCAGTCGGGCGCTACCACGTGGATCGCGTATACGGGGACGTTCATCGGATCGCCCTTGCAGCGCATCGAAGGCCCGATCACGGCGACGTTCCCCGTCGTATCCCCGGCGGTCACGGAGATCCGTGCCATTGCGCTGTCTGCCGACGAGCTGACCGTGTGGGCCTGGGACGCGCAGGGCCGGGGGTGGACGGTCAGCAGCGCCACCGGGATCGCGGTGGCCAACGCCGCCACGCTGGCCGCCGGGGAGACGGCGATGCACGCCCTGGCCGACCCCGACGACGCCATCGTCTACCTGGCCACGTTCGGCGCATCGGCGGGGATTTTTTACAAGTACTGGCCGCTGGCCGATCGCCTCGTCGGACTCTACGTTCCGAGCGCTGGCAGGCAAAGCCACCGCGTCGGCCTCGGCGGGCCGGCGCTGCCCAAGCCGGGGAATATCATCGTGCCGACGTGGGGCGTCACCGGTGCCAACGATGGCATCTGGATTCACGATGCGACCGGCTGGCGCAAGGTCGCCGCACCCGTTGCCGGGGCCTACTGGTCTGCGCTTGCGATTAATCCCTTCAGCCGGCTGGAGTGGATTCTCGTCGGCAACTCGTGGGCGTATAGCCAGTGGCCGTACAGCCCCGGCGGCGCTGTCCTGATGCACGACGGCGTCCACAGCGCCGCATGGCGCACGACAGACGGCGGCGCGACATGGGCCGCGCTGACGATCACAGCCCCGACCTACGTGATCACGAGTCCCGAGATCGGCTACCTGACCGCCGCCTGGTCGCAGGCGGGCGGCTGGGTCGTCGCGGGCGCAATCACGTCGTACGCGCACCGCGCCGTCCCGCTCGTCTGGCGCCCTGGCGGCGCGTGGGGCGTCAATGACACGACGCACGAGGGATTCGTCGGCCAGATCGCCGCCGGATTAGACGGCGAGATTCTGTTCGTCCACGAGTGGGGCGACTGGATCTCATCGGCGTCGGCGGCGGGCGTCTGGACAGCGCCGACCAGCCACGGAGATAACAACGGCGATAACATGCTGACGACCTCGGTGGTGCCGGGGACGCGCACGGCGTACGCGGTGCGGAGCAATGGCCTCATCCATCGCTCCGACAACTACCGCTCGGCGGCGTGGGCGCAGGTCGGCACGGCCACCGTCAGTACGGCGTCGCTCGTGGCGATGCCAGACGGCAGCGTCTACGGCAGCCGGATCGCCGGATCGACCTGCGAGATCGTGCTCGTGCAGTCCGGCGGCGCGGCGGCGGTCGTCGCGACGCTACCAACGCCATATCTGACCACGCTGGCGAGCAACGCTAGCCGTAGCGCCGTGGGTGGGATGGCGCAGTCGTACGGATTCGCCTACTGGGATGGCACGACGTGGAGCAAGATCGACTTCCCGACGGGGCTGGCCGCGGGCAACTTCGGCCGCCTCGCAGTCACGGATGAGGCGATATGACGAGCAAGCGCTTCGCCGCCGAGATCAAGCGCCTGGAAGAGACGCGATTCGCCAACCAGCGCGTCCCTGCCTCGGCGATCATCGACCAGCTTCGGGGCGCGCAGGTGGCGCCGGCCTCGTCGGGGGAGCGCGGCACCGTCGCGCTGTCAGCGGCCACGCCGGCGGCGCTGGGCACGGCGGCGGCGGGCAGCGCGGGCACGGCCAGCGACGGGGGCCACGTGCACGGCCACGGCGATCTCAGCGCAGCCGGCGGGGCGATGCACAGCCCCGCGCAGGCCGGCGCAGAGCCCGCGCTGGGAAACCCTGGCACCAGTGGATTTGTGCTCAGCTCCACGACCGCCGGCGCACGCTCCTGGGTGGCGCCGAGCGCCGACGTGGGCGCCGCGATCCACGCCG